TCCGATCTGTAACCGATTTTGTTACACTGCAACACCTTTTTACTAGGTACTTTCCCTAGGTTGTACTGTACGTTTATACATTAGGGTTTACCCTTACATTTCATGCACAATGTATGCACAATGTATTGTGTAAGGTATTGACATTGACAGTGCCGTTTTACACAATATGCACACACTCCTTAAGGAGTGTGCATTGTGTATGGCTCTGTTGCGTGTATTTATGCTTAAAATGACCACTTGCTGACCATTTGGTCAGTAACTTTATTTGGATGGGTTTATGCCAGCGCCATGTCAGGTTTACACGGTTCAGTTCCGTCGAAAGCTCCAAAGCGCCGATAGAGAGATTTTGCTGGCTGCTGGCGGTGGAGACATTACCGTCGGATTCCATCGCGTTCTAGGGCTTTACAGGGCCGCTCATGAGCAAGGCATTAGACCGGATGATCCGCTGGATGACATTGTTGTTTACGTTCGTGATGGTGGAGTGAATGAATAGTGAATGAATGTGGAGTACCTTTGGAATGGTGCCGCGCCCTGACTCACGCCAAAACACTAATGAGAATCATTCTCATTTGGCCAGGCCTGAACCTTACCAGTTCATTTTGTGACTGATCAGTCTACATTCTGACCATGCGGTCTACTTTGTGACTGATCGGTCTACTTTGTGACTAGCGAGTGCAGATTGTGACTGGCGAGTCATAGGGGGGGTGGGTCAGGGTGGGTTGTAAAATTTACGGGTGCCTCCCCCCCTCAAAAAAAGTCAAATTAAGCATTTACACAAGTGAGCATTTATGCATTTGTGCAATGAGTAATCCACTCATCTACAATCCCTCCAACTTCCCGAAAGGATAAAAGTGGACACTACTACTGGTGGAATTCAAATCAAACGCAAGCCTGGTCGTCCAAGAACCAAGCCAATCAAGATCAGTCCTGGCAGACTAGCTATTCAGGAATACGCCAAGAACATCCCACTGGTGTTACCCAAGACTGACCATCAGCGAATCAGAGAGTTGAAAGAGTTGATGATTCGTTCTGGCGGGACGAATGTGGCGGAGAAGGTTATTCAGATTGCTTTAGATGACAATCATCCTGGTCAGATGCTGGCGTTGAAGATGTGCCTTGACCGCACCTTGCCGGTGAGTATGTTTGACAAAGACAAGAGTCAGCGGTCAGCAGTTACTATTAATATAACTGGATTGGGTGAGGCTCCAACTATTATTGATGCCAATACCAATACTGGTAGAGATAATAATGATGGGGATATAACTGATGTTTGACTTGAACTTTAGCCTATTACCTTGGCAGCAAAAGGTATATACCGACAATACTAGGTTCAAAGTTATTGCTGCTGGACGGCGGTGTGGTAAATCTCGGTTAGCGGCGACTACTTTGATTATTGAGGCTTTGCGGTGTCCACCGGGTAGTGCGGTGTTATATGTATCGCCTACTATGGGTCAGTCGCGGCAGATTATCTGGGACTTGTTATTGGAGTTGGGTCGGGAGGTTATACAGTCAAGCCATGTGAATAATCTTGATATCACCATGATTAATGGTGCGCGGATTTATGTGCGTGGTGCGGATAGGCCTGATACGTTGCGTGGTGTGAGTTTGACGTATGCGGTGCTGGATGAGGTGGCGGACATTAAACCGGAGGCGTGGGAGCAGGTTATACGGGCATCGTTGTCGGATCGTAAGGGTCGGGCGATGTTCATTGGTACGCCAAAGGGTCGGAACTGGTTCCATGACCTGTGGAAACTGGGTCAGGAGGAGCAGGACAAGGATTGGAAGTCATGGCACTTCACAACGGCGGATAACCCGTTGATTGATGCGGCTGAGATTGAGTCGGCCAAGAAGACGCTTTCCTCATTCTCCTTCAAGCAGGAGTACATGGCGTCTTTCTCCAATGCTGGTGCGGATGTGTTTAAGGAGGAGTGGATCAAGTATGGTGATGAGCCTGAGTACGGGAGTTATTTTGTAGCGGTGGACTTGGCTGGGTTTGAGGAAGTGGCAAAGCAGGCTGCGAATAGTAAGAAACGGCTGGATGAGTCGGCCATTTCGGTGGTGAAGGTGACGGATGAGGGGAAGTGGTTTGTAAAGAAGATTGAGCATGGCCGCTGGGATGTGAGAGAGACTGCGGCTAAGATTTTGCTGGCGATGCGGGAATACAGGCCGTTATCGATTGGGATTGAGAAGGGGGCGTTGAAGAATGCGGTGCTGCCGTATTTGAGTGATTTGATGCGTAAAAATAACGTGTACAGTCACATTGTTGATTTGACGCATGGGAATCGGAAGAAGACTGATAGAATCATTTGGTCATTGCAGGGACGGTTTGAGCATGGGAGGATCATTCTCAATCGGGAAGAGGATTGGGATATATTCGTAGACCAGTTGCTGATGTTCCCATCTCAAGGTGTTCATGATGACTTGCCAGACTCTCTGTCCTACATTGATCAATTGGCTGTAACCTCTTACATGGAGGAGGATGACAGTGAAGAGTGGCAACCCCAGGACATCATTGCTGGTGTATAACCAACCATTAAGAGGTTGAAGATGGATCAAAACGAATTTGAAGAGCCAACCGAATCAGACAAGGAGCTGACGGCTTTCGTCGTTGACCATTGTGACCGGTGGAGGGACTACCGCGACACCAATTTCCTTGACAAATACCTTGAATATGAGCGTATTTTCCGTGGTGAGTGGGCTGCGGAGGATAAAACACGGGATTCTGAGCGTTCTAGGATCGTGACACCGGCAACTCAGCAGGCTGTTGAGACTCGCCATGCTGAGATCATGGAAGCCATCTTCGGTCAGGGTGAGTTTTTTGATATTGAGGACGATATCAAGGATGTGAATGGAAATCCGATGGATGTTGGGATGCTAAAAGCCCAACTGATGGAGGATTTCAAGCTAGACAAGATCCGCAAGTCCATTGACCAGATTGAGTTGATGGCGGAAATCTACGGAACTGGCATTGGCGAGATTGTTGTTAAGACGGAAAAGGTCTTTGAGCCTGCGACACAGGCCATTCCAGGCCAAACCAAGCAAGCTGCCATTGGTGTAGTGGAGAAAAGCCGTACTTCGGTGCGGATTACGCCGGTCAACCCCAAGAACTTCTTGTTTGACCCCAATGGGACAAGCATTGATGATTGCATGGGTGTGGCAGTTGAGACTTATGTGGGCATTCATAAGATTGTTGAAGGCATGGAGCGTGGTATCTACCGCAAGGTTGATATTGGCGTGGCGGCTGAAGACACTGATCTGGAGCCAACGCAAGAAGTTAGCCAGTACCGAGATGAGAAGGTACGTTTGCTCAAGTATTACGGCTTGGTGCCACGCGAGTATCTGGAGCAGTTGGAAGAGAACAAGGAAGTTGTGGACTTGTTCCCGGATGACAGCGTGGCGGACAACTATTCTGATCTGGTGGAAGCCATTGTTGTGATTGCCAATGATGGTTTGCTGCTCAAGGCCGAGGCGAATCCTTACATGATGAAGGATCGACCTATCATCAGTTACCAGGATGACACTGTTCCTAACCGCTTGCTGGGTCGAGGTACGGTTGAGAAGTCCTTCAATATGCAGAAGGCGATTGACGCCCAGGTGCGTAGTCATCTGGACTCACTGGCGCTGACTACCAGCCCCATGATGGGCATGGATGCCACCCGACTGCCCCGTGGAGCCAAGTTTGAAGTGAAGCCGGGTAAGGCTTTCATGGTGAATGGAAACCCAGCCGAGATTCTGTACCCATTCAAGTTTGGCGAGACTAGCCTGAACAATCTGAATACGGCCAAGGAGTTTGAGCGTATGTTGCTACAAGCAACAGGGACGCTGGACAGTCAGGGTATGGTTGGGCAGGGAAATCGTGATGGTGCAGGCATGAGTATGGCGGTTGCCACCATCATCAAGAAGTACAAGCGGACACTGGTGAACTTTCAGGAAGATTTCCTGATTCCGTTCATCCAAAAGGCTGCATTCCGGTATATGCAGTTCGACCCAGAACGCTATCCATCGGTGGACATGAAGTTCATCCCAACGGCGACACTGGGTATCATTGCCCGTGAGTATGAGCAACAGCAGTTTATTGGTTTGCTTCAGACGCTGGGGCCGAATACGCCGGTGCTGCCGCTAATATTGAAGGGCATCCTGAACAACTCCAGCCTGACAAACCGATATGAGTTGATGGCGGCATTGGATCAGATGAGCCAGCCTGATCCCAAGGCTCAAGAGACGCAACAGATGCAGCAGCAACTCGCAATGCAGGCGGCACAGGCGCAGATTGCAGTTCAAACTACCCAGGCCGAGCAGAATCGTGCTGAAGCCACAAAGACAATGGTGGAGGCTCAGTTGTTGCCAGAGCAGGCTAAGGCTGACTTGCTGGCGGCAACAACCAAGAACCTGCCAAACAATGATGAGTTGGCGTCCAAGGAGTTTGATAAGCGAGTCAAGATTGCAGAGTTGATGCTCAAAGAGGCTGACATCAAAAACAAGTCCAAGATTGTGGAACTGCAAATGAGTGATCGTGTGCAGAAGCAATCACAAGTTGAGAATGACTTCCTGTCTTCTCTCTCCTCGGAGTTGTCCAAATGATTGATAAAACAAGCATTGTGAAGACGCTCCAACTGGAGAACATGACCTATCAGGATCAGTTGGATGTTCTGAACTCCATTGAGCAGACGATCAAAGATTCCAAAGCGCGAGAAAAAGAGAAGCTCAAAACCAACGTAGACTTTGTTGTTGAGGCACTACGCAATATCAAGCAAAGCCTGGAAGACAAGTTTCAGACCCTTGATCTGAAGATGGAAGGTAAAGTAGGTCAGATTATCAAAGGGCGTGACGGAGCCAACGGCAAGGACGGTGCGCCGGGTAAAGAGGGTCGTGCAGGTAAAGATGGTGCTGCTGGCCCTGCTGGTAGGGACGGGCTAGTTGGCAAAGACGGTGTAAGTGTCACCAAGGCCAAGGTGGACATTGATGGACAACTGGTCATCACACTGAGCAACGGCAAGATCATTGAAGCTGGTCAGGTATTCTCTAAGGGTGTCAGTGAGAAGATCAGGGTCTTTAGCAACTCTGATAACCGTGTTCCAGAACTGGTCGGGCAATCAGGCAAGTTCCTGACCAACGATGGCTTAAACCTGCAATGGGTGGCCGGTGGCGGCGGTTCGATGGTCTACCCTGGTGCTGGTATAGGGGTAAGCACTGGATCGGCCTGGGGTACTTCTAAAGCCACTCCTAGTGGTGTTATTGTGGGTGACACAGACACTCAGACGCTGACCAACAAGACGTTGACCAATCCAACGATTACTAACTACGTTGAGACATCGTTTACAGCCAACACTAGCACAGCTATTACCATTGCCTTAACCAACGGAACAGTACAGAACCTGACCTTAACAGGCTCACCAACAATTACCATGCCAACGGCAGTGGCAGGTAAGTCGTTCATCATGTACCTTCGTACTGGTGCTGGTAGCTTCACAGTCACTTGGTCTACCGTTAAATGGGCTGCTGGTACTGCTCCAACAATCACAAGCACAGCATCACGAATGGATATCTTCTCCTTCTTCAGTGATGGCACTAACTGGTACGGCGTTATTGTTGGTCAGAACTACACACCATAACCATGTTAGCAGCCTCTAAAACAAACCAAGCAGTAGCTGGTGGCCCTCCACCGTCTGGTGACCCCTATTGGACAAGCGTTAGCCTGCTCACGAACTTTGAAAACAACCTGACTTTTCAGGACGGCAGTACCAATAACTTTGCCATCACGCGCACAGGGACGGTTAACCCGAGCCTGAACACGCCGTTTACCGGTGGGGTGGGCGGGAGTGAATATTTTAATGGAGCCTCAAGAATAAGTGCGCCAAACAATGCAGCCTTGCAACTTGGAAGTGGTAACTTTACTATTGAACTATGGCTTTATTTGCCAAGCATTTCCGGCACTAAAACCTTTGTTCAAACTTCAAACGCATCATTTGGAGATTTAAGCTACGGCATCCTAGTATCTGGAACTAGCTGCGTATACTATTTAAGTTCTACAGGCGTAGCATGGGATGTTGCTCTTGGCGTTTCTATGGGTACTGTTGCGGCAAATACTTGGTATCACCTTGCTTTGGTGCGTAACGGAACAACAATTACGCCATACCTTAATGGAGTTGCCGGGACAACTACCACTACATCTGCGACTTTATACGCATTTACCTCTCCCGTTAATTTTGGTGGATACCCAGCGGGAATTGACTATTTAACCGGCTTTATCTCCAACGCCAGAATAGTCAAAGGCACTGCTGTCTACACCTCTGCCTTCACCCCTCCCACAGCCCCGCTAACAGCCATCACAAACACCAGCCTGCTTATCACTGGTACAGGGCAGGGTATGTTCAACAACAGCACCTTCGTAGACCAGGGGCCAAATGCTCTGACGGTCACTGCTACGGGTGCGCCTGTGTACTCTGGGCTGAGTCCGTTTGGGAATACTTATCCGGGGAGTGTGCTGTTTAGCGGTAGTAGCCAAGCACTGACCACACCAAGCAGCAGCGCATTTGCGTATGGAACGGGTGACTTTACTTGGGAGATGTGGATATACCCAACGTCAGCAACGTGGACTTCTGGCTCTGGTAATTTCTATATGCTAGACCACGGGGTAAATGGCGGGGCGCTTATTTATGTTGCCAATAGATTGGCATATTACAACCCAACAACTAACACTGGAAGTGCGCTCTACACAAGCGGAGGAACCGTTCCCGCAAATGCCTGGACTCACATTGCAGCCTCTAGGGCATCAGGCACAACCCGGCTATACATCAACGGCACTTTGAGCACAAGTGGAACTGACTCCAATAGTTTTGCAGCATCAGTAGTTTCTTTGGCTCAGTATGGCGGCGCTTTGGCTTACTATCAGGGACATATTTCAAATGCTAGATTGGTAAAGGGGACTGCGCTCTACACCGCCAACTTCACGCCATCGACCACACCGCTGACCGCAATCACCAATACCTCTCTGCTGGTGCGGGGGGATACTGGTGCGTTTTATGACCTGAGTAACAATGGACTGGCTGAGACTGGTGTAGGTACTCCAGTGGTGACTACGCAGGTCAAGAAGTTTGGTAATGAAAGCGTAAGCCTTAGTAGCAGCAGCTTAGCCTCTACAAACACCGCGCAACTGCAAATGGGCACGGGGGATTACACCGTTGAATTCTGGATGTACCAGACCAGCGTTGCAGGTACTCAAGTTGCTATAGAAGTTGGTAGGGCTGGAGTTACAAGCACTCCGGGATTTCAGATTGATACTATAGCCGGAGTAATTAACGTCTATGGTGGCTCTGCAATATCAACTTTGCTTATTACCGCTGGGTCAACGCAGGTAGCCAACCAGTGGTATCACATTGCATTAACTCGGTCAGGCAGTAGCACAAGATTGTTTATTAATGGTACGCAATCTGGCTCAACTGCAACTGATTCCACAAATTATACTCAAGGTTATTTTTGGGGTGGAGCCAATGCAGGTGGCGTATCTGCTTATCTAGCTGGCTACCTAGACGATATCCGCATCACCAAAGGCGTGGCCCGGTACACGGCAACCTTTACCCCACCGACAGCAACATTCCCGACAGCATAAGGACTAACCATGTTATACGCAAAGCAAACCGAAGCTGGGTTTCAGATCACTGTGCTGGCGGTGCTGTTCCCCGATACCTCATTTCCCGACACCGGCCCCGATGCCGCATGGCTGGCTGACTCT